CCAGTACTAATCCCTTGTTTAGACATTACTTAAAAACGTTTTTTCTTTATTTATAGTTAATATGGAGGGTTATCATCGTGAGTAGCAAATGTGCTGTCACTTCTAGTCACGGTTGAGTTAACTCTCTTAGTATCATAATAGAAATCGGTAGCGACTGTACTGTTTGCCAATGCAGATCTTGCCTGTACAAATGTTGTGTCTCCGATTTGATTAATTTTAATCAATTCATCATCCATTCTGATGATGTCACCTTTGGAAAGAGAACCAATACCAGCACCGATTGCAATGCCCTGATCACTTGGTCCAACTGGGTCAGAGACCTCTACTCCCAACTTCTTGTTCTTGATAGGAGTTTGAATAATATTATCAATCATAATCAAGGCCTGTTTGTTTGGATCAGCAACCTTGAGTAAGTGAGTTCCAGTTCCTAGACCTGTAAATTGGAATGGTAATGATGTAGATAAACCAGAGATTCTGAACTTAACATCATCAACCTTCTGAATAAACAATTCATCAGGCATCACATCAGTTCCAAGTTCAACTGGACTTAAGAAGATGTTATCTGTAGGTGTAGCACCACCAATATATGTACCAGCAATGGAGATAACGTTAGTGGAGGCATAACCAGTACCACCAGAAACAATACCTATGTCGGTAACATCCAAGTTACCATCTCTAGTGATATTGAATATTGCACCAGAACCAGATCCATTGTTTGTCGATGGAACGTTAAGATACGATGTCTGAACACCTGTTCTTGTACCAGTAACTTTTGTAACTGGGAATGAAAGAATGTTAGCAGGATTTGTACCACCTAAATCGGTTCCAGCAATACTTACTACATCTCCAACAAAGTATCCAGATCCACCATTAGTTAGAGTAACTGCGGTAGATATACATTGACCAGTGGTTTGATCAAAATCAAACTTAACTTGGAATGTAGCACCACTACCTCTAGTTGATATGCCAGGTAATCCACCATTGGGATTTCCAAATCCATATATCCTAAAGAGTGAGCCTGGAGGATTTTCTGTCACTGCGGTTCCTGTAACAGGACCTGGAATCTGGACATTATATCCATTTTCAAACATTGCACTACCACCAACACCAGATGCCTTAGCAGCCATGATGATATCTTTAGTTCCTGTGGTATGAGAGGTGGTTGCAATACCAATCTTAGAACCACCTTGAGTGTCGAGAAGCACAGTCTGGCCAGTCTGGAAGTTATGATTCTGGATACTAATGATGTTCAATGCAAGATCAACATTGGCAGTTGCTGCAGCATTATATGACTTCTTAAATACAGGTTCACCACCCACAGAGAGTGAGAACTGTTTACTACCAACTAATGTTCCTGTTCTGTCATGAGAACCATTGAAACCAGAGGAGATATCATCTAAGTTCAAGACTTTGTTAGTCTTGTTCATGATGAAACTCTTAATTGGTCTACCTTCTGGGAAGAAGATTCTCTGCACTGAACCATTTGGTAATTGATCATCCTCAGTTACCATGGCAAAGTTGGATCTCTTACCCATGTAAATCTCATTATCAATGTTTAAGATGAGATCAACTTTAGTATCGACAGCCTTGACCTTCATATTGTTGGACTTGGCGATACCAACATTTACAAGATCAAGTGCAGCTGCATCTTTCTTGGAATCACTTTCAACAATTAAGTCTGAGAACTCTAAGAATCCAGATGGGTGAACAATAGATCTTACAGACTCTTTCCATGTGGTGTATGGAAGTCTGCTCTTGATTGAGTATGAGAACTTCTGGAAGTAGAAGTTATCCGATAATCTCTGACTGAAATCGTTGAGGATACCAACGTTCATGTCATTCTTAGTAACCTTATCTCTAGTAACACCAAGAGTTGTTCTAACACTAAATCTGTTTACATCTCTTACATTACCTACTAAACCAGATACCTCACCAACCAATGTGTCGCCAGATCTAAGAGTTCCAATAGTGTCTCTCAATCTAAGTTGACTAATATTACCTTTCCAACCACCTTCTGCAACAAATCCTTCAAATCTAGTAGATGTGACTTTTTCACCAGATAGGAACTTAGCATCATCAATGATTGTCATGTTGAACTTCGCCATATCATTGAAGTTCACAATAGATCCTAAAGTGAAATCGTCATCGTAAGAACCAAGGGTGACAGTAGAAATGCCAGGAGCATTTCCCATATCAAATGTAACAGTAGAATTTGTAGTGTTTACACCTGTAACTGTATAGAATGAGAAGTCATAGTCAGAAGAGTTGAAATTGCCCTCTCCATTTGCAAGTGAAGATGGTTTGATTCTACAGTTCTCAACAAATACCTTATCACCAACATCAAATGGCAACTTAACATCTGTAGATGCAAAACCTGTTGTTACGGGAAGGTTGAACTGTGGGTCTAAAAGAAGTTCAACTGTAACACTTGTACCACTATGAGTTATGGCATCAATGTCATAACCATTTGAGTTATTGGTTGTAATAACACTGAGTGGTTCACTGAACTCAAAAGCGTTTTCAATGATATCAACCTTGTCAACAGATCCACCTTTTACAGTTGCAGCAATTTTTACTTTATCATTACCACGAACTGCAAGTGTAGGAGGTTGATTATATCTTGTACCACCATCAACCACTTGGATCTCATCCATCCTTGCAATACCACTGATATCAACGATTGCAGGGACACTTAGGAAGGGAAGTAGAGTAGGATCAGTAGGATAGTCAAATCCATCTTTGATTCTTTCAATAATGTCAATTTGACCAATCTCAGGAGATGAAACTTTAACAATACCATCTCTACCCTGTGTACTAGCAAAACCAATGACTTTAGGAAGAACAGTGTATCCTTTGCCTGGGAAATTGATCTTTGTAGATGCAATAGGTCCTCTAGCGTTCTTAGAAGCAGTGCTATATGTGATTGTACTTACACCGACTCTAGATATGAGTCTTTGAGGTGCAGTTGGTTTTTCTTTCAAGTTGAAGGTAAATGTCTTATCATCTTTTCTGATAATTTCATGATCAGTCTTAAGAACGACATTTTTGAATGTTATGTTGTTTCTACCTGTAACATCCGTATCAGAAGATCCATATAACTTTCTAGCGTCGGAAGGGACAACAGGAGTCAAGTTATAGAAGGTCTTTTTAGGCCAATCAGTGTTTGTTGTTACTTTGACTGTAGATCCAACGTTTCCAGAGATACCATCTCTTAAGATATTGAATCCAGTGGCATTTGTTCCATTAACATCAAGTCTTTGAGTGAAATTGAGATCCTCGAAGAAATCAAGTTTCATATCCAATAAACTTTGGTCGGAAACATCAAAAGTGATGATGTTACCAGTTATGAACTCTAATGAAGGATTAATCTTAGCAATGAAACTTGGATTGGTTGAAGATGGTGTTGTTATAGTTGTAATCGCTACAGGATTGGATTCAAAGACATCAGACTTGTATTTGCAGAGTTTGATGTTATCAATGTCCTCTCTAAGTACAAAGTAAGTCTCATTATGAACTAATCCACCAATAGTGTTACCATTGTCGTAATAAACAACTTTATCGCCACTTTGGAAATCATCATCCCCAATATTGAAACTTCTCAAGTCATCAGTAAAGTCAGATCTAGAGAATCCAACTTTTGCAGTTGTAATCTTAGCAATGACTGGATCATACCTAAGTTCAACAGTCTCAGCGGCTTGTGGAAGTGCATCTAGTGTAATAATGTCGCCAGTGAGTAATTCGTGTACAGAACTCACTCCAACTTCACCAAAGAACCTTTCTACCTTGGTTGTAACTTTAGGGAAGTTAGTCCTGAAGGAATGTGCAAATCCTGAATTTGAGGCAACGTTATAGAACCAAACTGCATCACCTGTTGTAGGAATACCAGTTGTAGATAATCCAATGTAGTCTTGTTCAAAGTTAATTGCATAAACACTACTATCGTTTTCTAAAACCTGAGTTCCGATACCAGATGTAGCACCAGCAGAGACTTTTGCCCACACAATAGATGTTCCACCAATACCCATGTTGTAGGTCAACTCTTGACCTGTGAAGAACGTATGTCCCTTAATAAAGATTCTCTGTTGAGGTACAAACCTGTTTTCAATGGTTTGTGCTGCAGATGTGTTTAGTCCAGTAAGAGGAATGTCGTAATGTGTACCTGTAGAACCAACACCGACTGTTTCTTGTGGATTAAAGAAGGTAGTATTGTTCTCGAAGGTAAATCTAGTGACAGTTGAGTTTCCAACAGGGAAAGAGAACTTAGTTGGTTTTAAAACAATGTTATTAGTACCAACTGCATGAGTCATTGCAGCACCAACATAGTTTTCTCTGTTGATGAACAATCTAGAGAACCTTGTGTCAATATTAGTGACTGTCATGGTCTCTGTACCAATACCAATCGTATCGCCAGGTTCAAACCCTCTTACATCAGTAACGAAGATCGCAGTGCTAACACCAGTGTTAGTTACGTTGTCTAAGAACTGAGAAAGACCAGATGTTCTTGTAATAACGCTAACTTTGCGAATACCATTGAACTCAGTAAAGTCAGCAGTGCTAATACCACTTAGAATTACACTTTCACCACTTGCAATACCATGAGGCACGGTTGTTACCCCAGTAATCGTTTCTTTGGTCTTAACTAACTCAGTTTCACGGAAAGTAGTAACTCCAATCTGTACAGAATCAACAGCCTTACCTAAAACTGATCCAATGACAATATTTGCTCCAGTTCCATCAGTTCCACTATTATCAAGTTCTAATACGTCGTCAACTTTGTATCCATCACCTCTAGAGAAGATAGTTACGGAAGAAATACCAGCACTCTTTGTTTTAGTGACTTCAAACTCTTGTTTTAAGGCATCCTTAACATCATCAATCAATTCATAGTCGGAATTACCATATGAGAGATAATATGGTGCTACGTTTCTTGTAAGTTCTCTTTCAGTGATATCAATATCCTGATTGAAGAAAGTTGTGAAGTTTTCTTCGATTGGACTGTCTTTAAATGATCCACCAAGTAGATATGGGAATTTTGGTTTGGCAACTCCACTAGAATCAACATCTACGCTGTAGAAGTAAGCATATGTACCATCTGGGTACTGTGGTGTTACACAATAACGCCCACCATGCACGTCAAGGTCTCCAGAGTTGTCAAAGAGGTAATCATTGGTGAAATACCCAAAGGCAAAGCCAGGAGGTCTCAGACCCGATCTTAGAGTGGTGTCAAGAATATATCCAGACTGCAATCGTCTAACGGCTCCTCCAGTTGGGGTTTGATATCCGTAAGGACCATAAATTGGATTACCATCGTAAGCAAAACCGAGTATAGGTGAGTGAAAAGCATTGGGAGTCTCCAGATTACCAGAATCAATATTGTCTCCGAGTTGGAATCTAAGTTTTTGTGGTGGATAGATGCCTATTGTCTGTAATTGGAAGGCAGGGTTTGTACTTGGTTTAGTAAGTAGTGAATCTTCATCACTAATGATGGCATCGTTCTTCTGAACTTGGTTAATCTTCCATTCGCGAACATTTGCAATGAACTTTGCAGATTTACCTCTGTTTTGAAGATCCAGAGTTGTTGTTGCTGAATCATAACCAATACCGCCGTCAAGAACTCTTACACCAGTAATCTTATCACCAGTGATGACTGGTCTGATGTCTGCAAAGTCACCAGTAGGACTAAAGATGTTAATATCGGAGTCTTCACGGTATCCTTTACCAGAAGCAAGGATCTGAACGTCAACGATTGAACCATCAATGATAATTGGTTTGAGTAGAGCGTTGAATACAACAGTAGAGATACCAACATCAGGTCTTCTGTGGAAATCCATGATGTTAGTGCAACCATAACCAATACCACCCTCTTCTAGGTAAACACTTTCGACTTCACCAAGAACTAGAGGTGAAAACTCAGGTTGAATAACAGTTGTACTACCAATAGCAGATAAACTTTCAACATTAACAACAATCGGAGGATATCTGAAGGTATGTCTACCAGAACCGAATCCACGAATGACAGTTGGCTTGTTTTTGTTGTAATTGGTAAGATTTCTTTGTGTAGCAACTCCAACATCACATAATCTGAATCTATTATTGTCAATTACTTTAACTGCATACTGTGTGGTTGTAGAAAGACCACTTGCAATGGTTCCTTCTGTAGAATACTCAATAATCTCACCATTATTGAAGTTATGATTAAATGCAAGAACGTAATCGTCTGATGTGCTGATACCTGACTGCACATCACCGTTAGTTGGTCTACCTTGAATGATAACTTTCTTGTTTGAGTAACCAGACCCAGAATTTTTGACGTAGATCCTAGTAATTGTGTTTTTCGCTTGCACAGTTGTTAGACTGTGGAAACCAAAACTGATATTTCCGATATTTACAGTATTGATGCCTGCTTTTGCATCTTCGGGTGTCTTATGTAACTTGATTGTCTTCTCATTGATGACACCAGCGTAATATGTTGATCCATCAACAATATTAACGATAGGAGTGTTACCTCTAGAGTCATATACAATACCTTCTCCAGATTCAAAGTTATGTCTTATTTGGAAAGTGATACTTTCATCAAATGTATCAACAGATGTACCGTCAGCCTTAAAGTTAGCTACGATACGACCTCTGACTAAGTTAGACTCAAGGACGGCACCAGTTCCGTTACCACCAGTAACAGTAATCTTGGGTTTTTCCTGATATCCGATGCCAGGAGTAACCAGTTTAACTTCTCTGAAAGATCCAGACACATTAGCATGAGCAACAGCACCAGTTCCCTGTTGATCGTTGATGACGAGTGGAGGTCCTGTGATAACATCATAATCTTTACCAGAATTAGTAACTTTAATCTCTGTGATGTCACCGTGGAAGATCTGTTCATCAAAAACAGTAGGAGGAAACAGTTCAACACCGTTTGCTAACAATCCTACAGGTCTGTTGTTGATTTGTCTTTGATTCTTATCGTCGAATAAAGTCTGTTGCTTGTAATTAGGATACTTTCTAAGAATCTTTTGATTTTTAAGAGTTTTGTTCTCCCATCCTGACTTGTAGATGAACTGTCCAGAAGTATCAGTCTTGACAGCGATATATTTCTTAGCAAATACATCAGAACCACTATATGACAAGTAGAAGTCAGTTTGGTTGATAGCAGTTACAAAGTAGATACCAGTGCTGATACCACTATTGGTTGTATTGTCCCAATAGATCTTATCACCAGTCACATAGTTGTGATTTAGGAGTTGATTAGTGTTCGCTCCTACGGTGAATGAGGGGTCGTAAGATTGTAGGGTATAAGTAAACCCACCACCGAGTAAAGGTGTCCCAAAACCGTCTACAACCTCCACTGGGGAACTTTTTGTAAAGACCTTGTTGTCAGTTGCAAAGATTGGATAGTTAGGTAGACCAGAAGAAGTGATGTAGAAGAATTCTTCATTCTTGTCTAAGTAACTATTCTGAATACCAACAGGGAAGTCGTCTACGCCTGGGAAATAGTCTGAGTTGTGAGATGCTTTAGTAACTGTTTTTGTAATTACAGTTGGATTAGCTGGAATTGTTGTGGCAGTCTGAACAACAATAGTATTTGCATAAATCTTGGAAGTATTGGTTGCATCATACTCAATATCTTTAACTGTAATACGAGCAGAGTCTCCATTTTGATTTTTGATGACTAAAACTTCATCAATGTAGAAAACAACAGAATCGAAGATGTTAATTCTGTAAGTATTGACGTTTACCTGACTAACGTTAGAAATATTATGACTGGAAGGAATATTATAGATCCAGTTATTGAATTGAGGCTTCTGCCCTAAGTCTGTACCGAATGAAAGTAATTTAAGACTGTCACCAATTTGCATATTGGTGGATTGACTTGCATCTGCATCATCAATGACGTTTACAAGTCTAAATTGCATTATAGATGTTTGACCAAAACCAGCATAAGCATATGCAAGTTTATTTTCAAGAATATCTGCACCAAATATCAAGTCTGTAGAGATCCCAGAAACGCCTAGGAACTGATTAATAGTTTTATCGTTATAACTGACGTTTAGGAAGTTAGCACCCTTTGTAGGTCTTACAAGAAGGGTTCCAGACTGTCCAAACCCAACTGTAGAGTCAACTACAATCGTACTTGACGCAGCACCGATGACCTCAAGTGTTTTTGTCTTACCAGGCACTTGGAAATTGCCATCAAATGATGTAGCATCCAATGATAACTCAAAAAAGTCAACTTGATTGATTGGTCTGTACTCTACATTGTAGATTGAAGCACTTACAGTACCAATTCCAGCAACATCTTGGAATAAGAAGTTACCAATAGATTCTAATGGTTGTCCACCAAAGAGGTTTTCAACTAAAACGTGTTTGGTTTTGAAATATACGTTTGCAGACGGAGTTATAGTTCTGTCAATCGGTTTGAGGAGTTCAATATCCTCACCGTATAGAAGTTTAAAGAGAATCTGGTATGAAGCGTCAGTTCCCTTCGACATGTAGAAGTCTTTTGCCCTAGTAAGAATATTAGTGACAGATGTTCCACTAATAAAACTTCTATTTTCAAATCCAGGCAAGAATTCAGTCTTGAATTTTGAAAAGAATGTCTGTAAGAATAGATTACTTAAATTTAAGACTGCCGATCCAGCTGGATGTGCAGTTGCAACTGTTTCACTGAACTGTAGAAACTCGGCATCGTCATCTTTTGATATTTGATCGATACCACTGAATCCTCTAGCACAATCAACAAAGGATGTGGCAGTTTTGGACTTGTAAGTTATAATTTCGTTCTCAATCTTCAACAAACCATATGTGTCTGGCCAACCAACTGTTGAAGCAACTTGAATTACGCTATCACCAGCAAAACAAGAGTCAGCAAGAGCTGTAGCTGGTATTAAAGTCTCATTATTGAAGGCACTAATCTGTCTGTACTCAGCAAGGTTGTTTGCCAAGTCAACGATACCTGATTGATGTTCCTGAGATTGATAATACTGATCTAGGAAGGCCTGGAACATTGCAGACTCTTCGTTAATGAACTCAGGAATCTGAGACTCAACTAAATGAGATATCTTTACTCTTTTAATATCTGTCATTTATCTTGTGTAGATTGATTCGCTAGCGTAACTAGATGTTGTGACGTATGAAGTAGCAGATGTATTCTCACCAGAGGATACAACGTCAGGAAGTGCATTAACAGAACTATTGGTAACGTCTAATTGTAGATAAAGATCTTTAAGAGCGATAACATCATTAGATTGAGGAATTGCCTCAACTTGTATCTGACCATTCGCTAAAGAAGTACCTGTTATATTTACCACATCAAGATTAATCTCTCCGTGGACGTAATCGATTGTACCAGCATCATTTTTAACGACTAAAGGTAGGTTGTTTTCAAGTTTAAAGAAAATGATCTTACCTACATCAGTTCCAGCAGTAGGAATGTCGCCCATGTAAACGGTTCCAGAGATATTACTTACGTTAAATCCTGTAGAACGTATTCCATAACCATTACGTTGTTTGAAGAACGCATTTCCGTAACAAAGTTCATAAGTTGCAAAGGTATTGATCTCAGGAGTGATGTCCCTTCTCATTTTTACCTTTGTAATGTTAGAAGTAACACCTCTTGCAGAGTCATCAATCAAACTGACGATTTTAGAGTACTTAAATCTTCCCCCGAAAGCATTAATGTCAGATGATTGTGAATATGATGACAAAGCCTTGGTTACAGATGTCACCAGTTCAGCGGAATCTGAAATTGCGTTACTGTTAAAGTAAACAGAAGTATCAACTTCAACATAAAGATATTTGAGGTCGATAATTTCTGGTTTGATACCAGCAATCGAATATTGTTTGAGTTGTCTGGAAATATCGTCCTTTGTAATTTGTGAAAGGAAAGAACCGTTCTTCGGTTTGATGGAAATAAACACTTTTCCATACTCAGGTGGTTCGAGTTCCTCTCCACCGTAGGAGGTCACAGATTCAACGTTAGGATACACGAATGGAATTATACCTGTGTAGTCATTTGCCGTTACTGCACGGTATTGTGAGGAGTATATACGAGGTGCTAGGTATTTGATAGAACTAATGTCTTCAATATTGTCTCCATCAGCTGCTGCCTGTGAAGTTCTGACAACTGAGATGCCTGATGTGACTGATTGACCCTGATCATCCTCCAAAACTCCGACAAATGAGAATTTTCTAGCCTCATTTCCAAGTCTTCCATTTGACACAATGTAATTTACGGTAACTGTAGCTCCAGCAGGAGGTTTTTTACCTAAAATACCGTCTCCAAAGAGAATTTCATATTGTTCATCTTCAATTTCTTGAATTAAGAAGAGTTTTGACGTAGCATCAACTCTTAAAATGTTATCATACAGTGTATAAATCTCTTTTGTCGTAGATTCGACGATAACACGAATAGAAGTTGAGTCAATTTGTGCGTTTGGAAGAATAAAACGTTGATTTGGTTGAGAATAATCAATCTTAAAAGTTTTTTGAAGGTAAATTCCTTCGTAAATGTTTAAATTGTTGAATCTAGCGACATTAGTTTCGTCTGTTGTTGCAACAAAGTCGTCTGGAATTGAAAAAATGTAAGATCCGCCCTGTTGAGCACCTAAAGCAACCTGTCCAGCCTTCAAAGTAACGATTCTAGTTTCATTATCACCCATGTTTACTGAGAAATTAATGACTGCCCTAGCAGATCTAGTCGATCTGGGTACATATCCAATGTTTCTAGCAAGTGAAACAACGTTTTCTCTTAAAGTTGCACTGTCAAGGAAGCACTCATTGACTGCCATGTTGGTATTATAGGCAGTAATGTAACTATTGTACGCTAAAAGATCAATTAGAATCGAAAAGTTAGATCCTTCAAAGTCAAAATCTGAAAAATCACTGTTCGCTCGAAGATAATCTTTGATTTGAGCTCGAAGATCAGCGAAGTCTAGGTTTGTAAATTGATTGAAAGACATTATATTCTAGTTGATTGGAGGATAAAGTCTACATTTTGTCTTGGAAGGGTTAATCCAACGATGTCATATGCTATAGTTACATTCAAATCATTAGTATCGTAAGGAAAAGATATTTTAGTACTCACTTCTGCGATTCTAGGTTCAAAGTTTTCCAGTAAAAGGTATATGTCATCCTCTAAACTGTAGGCCATTGCCTCATCAGGTATCTCAAATAGAGAATTTGTGATGTCACTTCCTAGACGTGGAGCGAAAAACCTCTCTCCAAGCTGTGTTCTTACCAGATTTTCAACAGATCGCTTGATTGCATCCTCATTTCCCAAGGCTCCAATGTCATCTGTGACAGGATGCTTTGCGAAACTAAGACTAATATCCCGAAAATACCTTTTCTGGACTAACGATCTATCGATTTTTGACATTATTCACTCAGATTTTGTTTTCTTTTCTTATCATTAGCGTCATCGCCAACAACTTCACGCAACATATCGTCCGATTCCTCTGGTTTTTCGATGAAACCATCATCAGGAACTGTAAATTGAGTGTTTTTTAACTTCATCATGGACAAAATTATTATCATTATGTATTTAGACACAAAAAAAGACCCTTTTTGAGGGTCTGTAAAAGAATTTTGAGTGAATCTTAGCCAGCAGCTAGTGGAGACTGATTAGAATTGGTGTTTGCGGCAGCCTTTTTGCGAGCTTGAGCACTCACATCGTACTGACCTTTGACACTGCCACTCTTTAAACCAGCGCTTTCTACATTCAATGGTGACTTTGTAGGATCTGAATCCATAACTACTTACCTTTTTTTCTTTTATTTATCAATTTGAGCCCGTAATCGGTCTGGAGAGATACCCTCTTCGAGGTAAAACTCCAGTCTTTGTTGTGCTTGATCCTTAGTAAGACCTACATCTTGCTTCGGATCGTTTACACACCACCCAGAAGTGCCCAATTCGACTACTTTGTACTTGGTTTCCATTAGATAATCCTTGTTTTCTCGTGTCCAACGCGAATTTTAGGATCAATCCAGATCTCCATACCCGCTTCTTTTGCATCTAAGCAGAATGAAACGTCCTCTCCACACATATCTTGGACTTCACCTGAGTCAAAGACTTGCATTTTAGGTGCAAACCAAGGATACTTCATCTCCTTATGTTCAAATACACCGTTCTTGATGAGCAACCAACCGAATCCAGTGTAGTCAACTGTGAAAGGCTTGCGTCTACGAGAGATAGATTCAATGGTTTCGTGATTCATAACCCCACCATTCTTGGCAAAGTCCTCTTCTTCCAACCAATGTGCCACTGAAGTGGTCTTTCCATCCTCTGTGCAATACCAACCGCCAGCAATATCTTTCTGCATCCAAACCAAACGGTAGAACTTCTCTGTGTCAAAGACGATATCAGAGTCAATCCAGAGTTGCCAGTCGTACTTGAGTTTACCATCCCAAGGAACTTGATCAGGTCCACGCAATACGTTCGCACCTAGGCACTTGCAACGTGCAAAGTTAACCATAGATGAGTAGTCTTGACTGATCTGAATTGAAGATCCATTCTGAACGAGGTCAAAACAAAGTTGAACAAAGTTCTTGAGGAAGATATATGACACGCCTCTGCCAGGCAGACAGAAGACGATCGCTTTTCCTTTTGCTAATGCCTTCGCTTCCTCAAGATTAAAATCATCCTCAACCTTCTTAGTCTTGGGAGCGTTTGCTTTTACTGTAAATCCTTTAGCCATAACTTGTTGTCAGTACATAGTAAGTATACCACGGTCAAATCAATTTGTCCATAGTGTTATATTATATAGTCACCAAATTAAAGAAACTCCTGACTATTACAGGGACCTAGAGGCATTTGCTGATCATAGGCTCCTCCGTAAACCATACTGTTGATTGTGATATCACCAGCAACGGATATTCTCTTTTCATCTGTTAACCAATGGGGGTAAACCGCATGATAGCAGTCACTTGGGAAGAGTAATAGGTGTCCTTCGTTGTATTGTTTTTCCAACTTCCAGTTCACCTTACGAGTTCTACCTACAATGTCAGTATATGTAAGTATGAAGTCCCCCGCTTCTGGGTGCATAGTATGTGGAGTATGTTGTTCTTCCTGTGCATTGGAAGGTATCTTCAACCATGCTACAAAAGAGAACACTGCATCATGATTATGCAATGCTTGGTATTCTCCCTTTCCTGTTCTGTTTACCCAGAACTTCTGAAAGGTAAGTTCATGTATATGAGTTGTTTTGAGTTTCTCTGGAAATCCCCACTCCTCAATATATTCTTTGACTGCTTTGTTTAAAACTTCTTTTTGAAATCGGTTACCATCATCAATGAGCATCCACTGTTGATGTGATTTCTTTGGTTCATACTTCTCGATGAGTGCGTAGAGAAAATCAGTATGACTCTTATCTAGGGTAACATCCAGAAACCCATAGTTGGGCGGATTAATCTTTTTGCTTTTCATTCTTAATCACTCGTATCTCTTCATGACGAAGAGCATCATCAGGATAGTGTTTAAAATATTCGGTTAAGTAATCCAGTTTATGTTTAATATCACTCTCAGAAATATTCTTCATAATCTGGGCTTCACCGATATACACATTATAAGTATTCATCTTCCCATTCTGCAAGCATATCCTCTAAGTCTTTGCGAATGTCTGGATGATACAATAAATGTGTGTCGTTCTCTAATCGGAACTGAACGGATTCGTAGATGTACTCTAATGCTTTAGTATCCAATTCAACATTCATGTCTATGGTTTGTTTCATTTAACCTATCTATACATTATAATTTTTCACTTCAACGGTGTTTGAATCTGATCATGTGCCCGTAAGCTTGATAACGTGATATCTCCAGCTACAGAAACCCGATAGTCAGTTGTTGAATAATGAGGGTATACAATATGATTTATACTGCTTGGGAAAACAAGTATCGTTCCCTCCATTTCTGGTGTCAGTATGAAATTCTTCTTTTGTATTCTTCCAGTTATATCCGTGTACACTAATACAAAGTCGCCTGCTTCTGGTCGAAACCCTGGCTGTTGACTTCTTTCTTTGTTCCCATCAAAAGGTATCTGCAACCAGATTACAAACGTAAACACACTTTGATGATCGTGTATGCTTTGATAGTCTCCATCTAAAGATACTCTCGCCCAGAAACGATTCATACAAAAGTCATGACTATGAGTAGTATTCGTTAGAAATGGCACCCCATAGGTATTCACATACTCTTGACAGTATGAAGACAATACAGTATTTGCAAAGTAGTTATCCTCATCATCTAACTGCTTTTGAAAACCACTCTTATCATTGTCATCAAGATCTCCGATAAGACTCCAGAGGTAGTCACGTTCGGATTTTTTTAGGACACCTTGAACGTATCCCTGATTCGGCAGACTCTTACACTCCATGTAACTTCTCCCGATACTTTCTACGCCCAGTCACTACCTTCTCCATTTGTTGTTCACTATAACGTGTCGTATAATATCCCTTACTTGCTAAGAGTTTGGCAGAGTCGTCTAACGCGGTAATTTTTTGAACCATAACGATTGTAAATAACTGATCAACCTTCGTAAGTAACCATAAGTCTTTCCCCCTACAGTTTAAGAAAGTATTCAGAGCATCAACACCACCACCCATAATATCTGGAGTAATGATATTCTGATTACTATGTGCAGCAACAATCACTACATCATGACTGCCATCAAACTTGTCACATTCCTCTGACACAACTTCCCAGAAGTCATATGCAGAGAAATAGTCATATACCTTTCTAAACTTGAGACGATTCTCATCTCTCGCTTTCTTTGCAAAGGGACAACGAGGTCCCTTATAGTCAGGACTAATCGGATCAGGCTCCTGTAGATGAGCAATCCAATCATTCGTAAAGTCCTCCAGATGATCAAGTGGGTGCATTAATACGAAGACTCCTCTGTACTCATATCTCCTGTAATGACAGCATACGACAAACTATCTGTATGATACGACTTATAGATTCTGCCCCAGATGACATCAAACTCTTCCTGATCTAGATTCTTAAACAAACACTTATTATCATAATAGATGTGATAAGTCTTTAACCCTTCACTCTCATTGGTACTTGGATTGTCCATGATCCTCCTTGTAACTCTACCATTTTAAAACACTTCTTATTGCGCTCGATCTCTAGTAACCAAGATTCATTCGCAGTGTCTCCATATTTTACTCTAGGCTTACCCTTATAGTCAAGTATTGCTCCATCTACCATATAGTAGAGAGTATCCCATGTAAGAGTATCCGCTAGTTCACGAGCAATAATGACTTTCTCATCATCAGTTAACTCTTCTTTCACTACGTCTGCTCGTGTCTCAACCAATTCATTCAGATTAATTCTGATGTAGGATTCATTGTAAATTGCCATAATTAAAACATGTCAATGCCAGATTCGTCAGGGAGGTCATTCAACCTTTCTTCTACCCAATGCTCTTTGTTATCAATCTTAGCAGCCTCAATATATCTCATGATATGAGTATCTACTTGTTGAAAGATAGGGTGAAGGTTTAGATCCATACGGATATCATGTGCAATCTCTGCTACTTGCTTCTCCGTTAAACAGTGATCTGGATGAAGTAAGTCACAACAGGGGATTCTCTTTTCAATGAGTTCGTTTAGATTAATACGAATCTCGTAGTCTTGGTATACGGGCATGTCTTCGTCGTTTGGTTGTGCCATTTGTATTTACTTTTAATTATACCATGTATTACTACTTATGTCATCCCCCTATAACATTCAACCTCTGGGGCATTTTTTATATCCTCAAAATTTTTTGAATACGAATAATATATAGCTCTCGATTTTGGTTCGTTGTAGGTTAGGGACTTATCGGTTTTTATAACCCGCTATAA